GTATTGAGTTCGTTCAAAACGGCATTTTTATTTTTCAGTTGTGCTATTCCCTTACTGCCAACACAAAATCAGTTTATCTATAGTTGTCTTTTTATGCTATATTTAGTACTATTTGTATGTAAATAAGTCAATATATAGTTAAATTATCTTTATAATCTATACATTTTATACCTATTCTTTTATTTAAATCCCTATTAAATTATTATTTATTATACCGTTCAACCCTACCTACTAAAAGATGTGAGTACGCACAAAATATCAATAGCTGTAAGTCATTGATTTTAAACAAGATACAGTGTTTACTTAAAGTAGAATATTAATACTATAAAAGTACTATAAGCCAAAAAATCAACTCTTGTAAGTATAGTCAAATCAATCACTTACATTTACAGTACTTCTTAGAGTATTAATTTCTCGAAAAAATCAACATTATATGATTGCTGTATATCCATTGAAATCAATGTGTTATAATATCCAGTACTACAATACTAACTTATACAAAATTACCCTCTATTATATATATATTTTTTTTTTTTTTTTTTCCTTCTACAGTAAAGGGATATATAGTATTAGTTAGTTAGTAGTTTTTGGGATTTTTTTCAGGCTATAATTACTATTTGTTTGCAGATGATCTAATTCCAATTCAGACGTGTTTTAAAGTAGCGTGAATATATTTAATTCAATTAAGTATACAAGTGTACCATAAAAGAGTTATTGCATTCTATAGCATTTAAATCAATTTTTTTAAGTATTATACTGTAAATAAATAGCATACTTTAAAAAATAAATAAAAAAAAATATACTATTGACATCTAGTTGTGCCTTAACTATATTGTATTATAACTAGTGTTTTTTTTGTGTGTGTGTTTGTGTGTGATCACAACATCCAGTAGGTAGAGTGGAGAGGTCATGGAGTCAACATCCAGTAGGTAGAGTGGAGAGGTCATGGAGTCAACAATAATTACTATTTTAAGTGCTTTATTAGTAGGTCTAACTTCTATCATACTAACGTCAGTTTTCAAAGCTAGGTCAATGCATAATATAATACATGAAGCTATGGAAGTACATTTACTGATAGCTCATAAAGAAACAGTACCTGATCAAATAGAGAAAGCCTTAGTTGTTCATTCAACTACCTGCCCTGCAAATTTAGATGTTGCTAGACATGGTAAAATGTTAGAATATTTAGTTAAGCAAACAGGGCAATCACCGGAGGTGTTTTAAATGAAATTTGAAAGAAATGAACGCTTTGAAGAGGTTTATGTACCTCGTGAATGGATTAAGCAACATTCGAATATAGATGGTGATGTTTTTTCTTTAATGACTTCCAGATATGGCGTAAAATCCGACAATGGCGCATGGCCATTGTTTGAAGTTGTAAAGGCACTACGGATGATGTCTAAACGTGGTGGAGGTGATGCACCTGAGTCTAAGAAATTAGATTTAGAGGTACAGAAAAAAGAAGAAGAGATTTTAAAATTAAAAATAGCAAATGGTGAGAAGTTAAATGAATTAGTAGAGGTAGAAACTATTAAAGATAGAGTTCGTATTTCTTTTCAAGCTGTGGCTAGTAAAATTAGATATGCAATAAAATCTATATCTCCAAGGCTGCTAGGTATAAATGATAGTGCTTTACTGATTGAAGAGATGCTAACAAAAGCATACAACTCTGCTTTGAATGAATTAAACTCGGAGGAATTTCTTGCAAACTGGGAAGAAGAAAATAAGAATAAGCTCAGACGAACTCAATTGGTTGAAAATCCAAGAGAGGATTCCCGCTACGGAAATAGCGGAGATGCTGAGGATACCTCAGAAAGGTAACATTCTTGAAAAGATTGATTTAGATTTAACTCCGTATTTAAAAGCTCCTATGAAACTTATAGGCAACACTAGAGTAAAATGGATTATGTGTGTAGCGCCAACGCAATCGGGTAAGACTGTTTTCTTACAGACTGCTTTTGCTGATACTGTGATACAAGATCCAGGTCCAATGATCTGGTTACTACCTGATGAAAAGATGGGTAGGAAACTTGTACAGGAAAAACTTATTGATGTACTGGAAAACACTCCAGAGATGGCTATCCATAAAACTGGACATGTCAGGGATGTCAATAAGGCTGAAGTAAATTTAAAGAATATGAATATTGCGCTTGCATGGGGTGGATCATTATCAACAATGTCATCTATACCTCGTAAGCGTGCGGCAGTTGATGAGGCTAGGCTATTGCCACTAACGACAGGTAACGAATCTAATGCAATCCAACTAATAGAGGATAGATTAACTACCTATTTAGAGTGGGGTTTAGCTCAAGCTTATTTAGTTAGTTCGCCTTCAGTTGAAGGAGATTTATTATTCAATCAACTGGACGTACCTTTCACAAGTGTATGGATGTGGCATTCTAAGTGCCAGAGTTGTGGTGAAATTCAGTTATTGGATGATAGGAAACATTTAAAAAAACGTAAATGCTTATGTCAATCCTGCGGTGCTGAGTTCTCCAATCTGAATAGGAAAAAGGATTGGAATATACATGGTTTATATATTAGGATGATTAAAGAACAGGATGGACATTGGAGAGCTTCAGAATGTAATAATCCATCTAATTGGTATGAAAATAATGATCGTACTGATCGTGAGATATTCTGGTGGAACTCAATGGTTTCTCCATTTCGTAGTTTTACACGTATAGCTAATAAGTATATAGAGGTAAAAGATAAACTACATGATTATAAAAATTATGTTCAATGTTGGAGAGCTAGTTTTTGGGTAGATGATATAAGTAAAACGTCTTCACTTAAACTTAAAGATCAACGTAGAGGCTATCGTAAAGGTGATGTACCAGAAGGTGTAAAAGTTATAACAGCAGGTATAGATACTCAGGATAATGGTTTCTATGTTGTTTATCGAGGTTTTGGAGCCAATAGACTTACTTGTTTAATAGATGAAGAGTTCAAACCATGCTCAATGCATATTGCATCTCGTGATGATATTTTAAAAATAATGAAAGATATTTTTGAACGTACATTTATAGGACTTAAACATGGATGGGGAGTATCCTACTTAGCAATAGATACTGGTGGACATAGAACTAAAGAACTCTATGCCGCCATTTTTGGTATACCTAGAATTTTTATGGTAAAAGGTCAGGATAGGCAGCCTACACGTTATACCTACAATAAAGAATTGGATCTGTATTTAGTTAGAACATGTGAGTATCTTGCAGAGACTGAAGAAACGTGTGACACTAGGCAATTTCAATTACCTATGGATGTCAGTAATGATTATTGTAATCAATTTTGTAATGTTAGAAAAGTCAAGGAACAAAATAAAAAGACAGGTGAGGAAAAAATCATCTGGAAAAAAGCAGGTCAAAATGATTTTCGCTATGCGGATATTCATACATATATTTGTTTAGATGTGCCGACTGACAGAGGTATATTACGACACGAAATAGAAAAAGAAGGTTTCGTTTGTAACCCGTTAGTTGCCAGTGCTGCTAAGGTTGATACTAGTAATATAGGAGTCAATCCAGCAAATTCAAATTCAAATGATATATATGAAAATTTTGTAGACAGCAGAGAGGATTGGATTTAATGGCATGGACAACATGGGCAGATATGTATCTAAAATGGCTCAATGCAGTTTCAGAAAAACGTATTGAATCATTTTTCACAGCATCTGTTGAGAATGCAAGAGAGATGCGTACAACGTATATTTCTGTAGGTAGTGAGATTCCTAAATTCACTTCTTATCTAAAACGTATGGCGGATCAAGAAGCTTTAGGTGTAGAAGATGGTGATATATTTCAATCAATAGGAGGTTGCTAATGTCAGCTTCTACCTTTAAATCAGTTAGAAATACAGCTTATAACTCAGAGTGGCTAGTGGGTAAAGAGTACACTGCCGATAAGGAATTATCCGACAGTGGTACTCTTATTACCCTTAGACGACGTAGCCGTCAGCTTATAAAGGATAATCCAATTGTCGCAGGTATGCAACAAGGGTTTGTTAACGCGATAGGTAGTCCAAATAAACTTATATCTGTATCTGAAAACAAATTAAAACAAAAAGATGTTCAAACTCGACTTGATGAGTTCTATAAAGATTGTACAGTGAATAAAGAGACTTTATTTTCTACTGTAGAGATTTTAGAGAGTTCATCTTTTGGTGATGGTGATATAATTGTATCACTTCCTTTAGATAAGAGTAGGGAAGAAGGTAAACAAACTGTAATTGATCTTATTGAGGCTCAAAGAGTTCGTACACCTGCTTCTATGCTATTTAAACTCAGCAACGGTGATATTCCGAAGGTAAGGAATGGTGTTGAGTATGATTCTAAAGGTAAGATAAAAGGTTATTGGGTTAAGAAGTACAGCAAGATGGATCAACTCAGTAATGTTAAAGAAAATTTTGATTTTTACCCTGTTGAACGTGATGGGAGAGTGGTAACCCGGCTCTTTAAGTCACCAGTAAACGCTAGACCGAATATGTCACGACAATATCCAATACTAACTCCGGCTATGACGCTACTTAAACATCTGGATGATTATATTGAAGCTGTTGTGATAGGTGCAAGGGTTGCCGCGTGTTACGCAGGTTTTGTAACTTCTCAAAACCCTGCGCGGGCGTGGAAATCAATGACGTCAGATGGTGATGGTGGAGTAAATACAGATCCACAAGATGGTAACAATTCTAGGCGGGTAACTAAATTATTTCCAGGTATGATTTCATACCTCCGACCGAATGAGAAAATTGATTTTGCTTCACCAAATAAACCATCTGATAATCAAGATGCATTTATTGTAAGATTATGCAAGCAAATTTCGATGTTATTGCGTATTCCGTATGAAATTTTATTCTTGGATCTTGGATCAGTAAACTATTCTTCTTGGCGTGGTGGTGCTAACGAGCGCAAGACACTTATAAGAAGATGGCGTAACGGTTTAGAGGATATACTTCAATGGGTGCTTGATACTGTAATTGAAGAAGGTATGATCTTTGACCATATTCGCAATACTGGTGATTACCATGTAAAAATACGTTGGCCTACTTACTCTATTTTAGATCCTGAGAAGGAAGCTAGAGCAAATGCTTTAGATCTTAAAAATTTAGTGACTACACCACAACGGATATGTGAAGAGCGTGGAGTATCTTTTAATGAAGTAAATGAGGAATTAATCGAGGTAGGTAAGCTTAAAGTCGATAGGGTTTCAGAAATATTAGTTTACATTCGTGACAAAGAGAAGGAACTTGGAATAGAAATACCTTTAGAAGCAATTCTTGAAGGTGTATCTGATCCGGCTAAAGATACTAGAGAAACAGAAAAGAGACCTGGCGAAAGTAAAGATCTCACCGACGAGGAAAAAGAAGAACGTAGAAAACAGGATGGTAACTTTTAATGAACTGTTCCTCCTCATTTTATGTTCCATTTTGTTTTTTACTTTATGTATCTTACACTAGGAGGTGACGTGGATACGAGATTATCATTATTTTTAAGGGAATTAGCAATAACACCATTGTTTGTACATTCTTCGATGCTAAATGTCATTGAGGATCTTATACATACAAAGCTTGAAGGTGGAGATATTAGATTAGGGCAGGGCGCTAATATTTATGACGAAGATACCAAAGCTAAGTATACTGTTTTAGATAATGGCAAAGGTATTGTTACTGCTCATGGCGTGATGCTTCAAAAGTCTATGGGTATGGAAGGTGTCTCAGGGTTGATGACTACTGTTAACCTTATGGGTACAATGTATGCAATGTTAGATGATCCTAAGGTTTCTGAAATACTACTTGATGTAAATACACCAGGTGGCTCAGGTTTGGGAATTAGAGAAGTCTGTGATTTAATTGCAGAGGTAAATGCGATTAAACCGGTAGACGTTTTTGTCAATGGGATGATGGCGAGTGCAGGTGTTTGGGCATTTTCATCAGCAAGACGTATCTATGCTTACACTGATTCACATATAGGTAGCATTGGTGGCTATACTATGCATGTAGATCAAAGTGGAGCTGATGCAGCTAACGGATTAAAAGTTACCTGTATTAAAGTAGGTGACTATAAAGCTCTAGGTAATCCACATGAACCGTTATCAAGCGGGGATACAGCGGAGATACAGGCTTCTTTAAATAAGACTGTTGGTTACTTCATTGCTGATGTAGCAAAATATAGAAATATAGACCCGCAAGTTTTACGTGACACACAAGCGCGTATGTATAACGCCGAGGAAGCTTTGGAGCTTGGTCTTATCGATGAGATAAGAAATTTTGCAGGTGTTATCGAACCAAGTTATATTTATTCTTTTCTAACCAAATCAAAGGAGAATCCTGTGTTTAACAGTTCTTTAAAAGATCAATTAAAAGCCTTCTCAAAAGAAGACTTAAAAGAAAACGCTCCTGAATTATATACAGATGTATATGACGCAGGTAAGTTTTCCAGTGAAGCAGAGACTGCTGCTTTAACTGCAAAAGTAGCTGAACTCACAGAGTTCAAATCTGGTGTTGAAGCCAAAGAAGCTTTGTCAGTTGAACAAACAAAAATTATATCTTTCGCTACTTCTTTTGGGGTTAAAGATTACGGACAAGAGTTGGTTGATGAAGGTAAGAGTTTGACTGAAGCTTATGAGTTGATTGCGGTTAAAACGCAAGAAACCCAAAACTCAGCAAAAGCTGCTTTTGTGAAATCTGCTCCTGATTTCGCAGGTCATTCTGAAGATGGTACCGAACTTGATGGATCAGAACCAAAAGATGCTGCTCAAGCAATGGCATATTGTATGCAAAAATATTCATGTACTAAAGGTACAGCATGGAAACATGCACGTGCTGATTTTCCAAATTTTTTCGGTCAGAATGTAAAGGAGAATAACTAATGGCAATTCGTAAATATTATGGTGAAAGACTCTTGCCTAGAGAGATTATAGCCACAAGCCAACTCGAAAAAAATCGTGTAGTTAAGATAACTGCAGATGTACCTGCTTACCCTACTTATGGTGAAAAAGCTTTGGGCTTTACGCGAGTACGTGGTGATGAGAATAACTATGAAGTTAGTGTGATGCCGTTTGATTACACAGATACTACTTTCTTTTTACGTCTTGCAGGTACAGTTGTTGCTAACGCAGCTCTGTTTGCTACAGGCGCTGTTGGTGCTGTTAAGGGTGCAGGCAATGCTGCTGCTGATCAAGTAGTATCTGTTATTGCTAGTCGTAACTTATCTTTAGATGCTTCACCTGCTTTGGGAGATGCTTATATTGTTCCAAGTGGTGCAACTCAGATTGCTACATGGAATGCATCTGGTGATATCACTGGTGCAGTTCTTGGTGATATAGTTTATTATGATGGTGCAAACTGGGTAGCTATTGATGGTACTACCGTTGCAACTACTGCAGGTAATTGTACTCCTACTGCCGGTGATGTTTATTACGTAACCGATGAAGGTAAGTATGTTATTTGGAGTGGATCAGCTTGGGTAGATGCACATATTCTATGTTATGCAGGTGATGCAGGTGTTGCTACAGAAGAAATTGCTTGTTACATAAATGAAGTTCAAGGTAAAGTAAGTACTCCTGCAGCTATAACTCTTGTGGCTCTTGCTCAAGTGACTGCAGCCGATGATGCTACAACTGTGGCTTACCTCAATGATTCTATTGCCGAAGGCGATTTAGCTTTTGTTACTTCAGCAGAAGATACAACAACTGGTTTGGCTGATTTACATGCAGTGGTTACCTCTAAAACGGTTACTCTTACATTTACTGATCCAGGTGCAACAGGCGCAACTTTTAACATTCTAGTCGTTAGAAATAACGCTTAAAGAAAAGGATAATGGAATTATGGGAATTCAAAGAGGTTCAAGCGTAACAATACGCCAAGATCTTACCGATATGGCTGAAGAGATCAATTTTGATGAATTGAAACTTGTTGGTGATCGTATTGCAATGACAACGAATGTGGATGAGGTATCTGGTTATTACCCTGTTCTTTCACGTGAGTCAAGAATGAAAGTTATGGATACGAGACGCCATGCGGATGGATCGTATGCACGTAGTCAGTGGGAATGGGATGATGATTCATACATCACTAGAGAACATGGTTTTGAGGAGCCTATTGATAATGTAAACGCATTAAAAGATGCAAAATACATTAGCCATGAAGAAACTTCTATGCAGTTAGCAACAGAAGGTATGATGTTAGGGCGCGAGAGTCGTGTAGCTGAAGCATTGTTTAATACTACTGTTTGGTCTGGCAAGACTACTTCTATTACAAATGAATGGGATGATCCAATAAATGCTACGCCTTGGGCAGTTGTTAATACAGCCGCTAAAGCTATTCGTGGTGTGTGTGGTGCGTCTAAATCTGCATTGAGTCTTATTCTATCAGATGATTTGATTGAGTATGTGATGCTTACTGATGAAATTAAAAATGGTTTCAAATATTCTGGTTCATATACTGAAATCGTTAGAGGTACCATTGAAGTAAAAGCAGGTTATCTTGCTTCATACCTAGGTGTGAAAGAAGTTATACCTACTCAAGCTATTTATGATACAGCTAAATTAGCTAGTGCTGCTAGTATCGGTAAATTTTGGACTAATGATTATGCCTTCCTTGGTAAGTTAGTTTCAGCCGAAGGTCTTAAAGCTCAAGGTGTTATTAAACAGCTCAACTGGTCTAGTTACTCAAGTAATTATATTCTTGAGTCGTATGAAGAGCCTACCTACAATCGCAATATTATTCGTGCTCGTGAGTTTCGTGGAACCAAAGTTAATACTGACTATGGTCACTTACTTACTAACATGAAGACTACGGTTGATGGTACAACTGGCATTTAGTTTACATGGCGAGCCTCTTCGGAGGTTCGTCTTTCCTTATATCTGGAGGTAATGAATGGCAGCAAATGTTACATATAATGACAAATTACTTCAGAAAAAAGTAAGAGTTACAACGAAGAGATATTCACCATTAATATATAAAGCCATAACACAGTGGTTGGATAAAACTAGAAGAGCAGCAGCAAGGGAGATCATACCTAACACAGTAGGTAAGAAAAAGACTCCTTGGCGTATGGCTAAAGAGCAAGCAACAACACCTGGAAGAATCACAGAACGTACAGGTAGATATACAGAGATGGTAGAAGATTCAGCTAAATGGACATATGGTAGAACTATCGTAAAACAAAATACCATGGCTCTAGCGGGTCTTGTAAGAAGAGGGATGAAATCAAAAGGAAGAGGTACTGATTACATAGGTCAGTACAAAGTAAACATAAGTCCAGACAATAAGTTCATTGGCAGAGGGTTTGTAGGTAAAAGATCTAGGATTCAAGCAGTGGTTGATGGTAAAGTTGTTGCTTCAGATAAAAGAACAGATACAAAGCAAACTTTAGCAATGAGATTTAAACATGAGACAGGTATACGTGGATCAGTGAGAGCCATATTTAAACCTGCCGCAAATAAAACTAAATCATCAGCAGCAGCATTGGTTAAAAGACAATTAAAGGAAGTGACTAAAATATGGAAATAACATATAAGAAAGAAGTTTCTGTACCCTCTTATTTAGCTAATGCAGTTGATCCTACAATAACTAGCACAGCGACAGGTAAGGATGATACAGAAATAGCGGGATATACATTTAATTATACTATGGATACAGTTAATAATATCATGACTGTGTCTGGCAGCAATAATGAAAAATTAAAGACTTTAAAGGTAATAGCTTTAGTTTCTGGTGAAGCGGATTTAGAATATGATTTTAAAGTGTATGGTGCTTTAGATGAGATATTAGAAACACTTGAAAATAAATTTCGTACTTGTTCATTTATATCCGATTCAACTAATGTAGTTTATGGTGAAGACTTGGATTTAGATTCTAAGAATGATTCTTTATTCCCAAGATTAGAAACATTAGTCACTAAAGCCAAATGTGAGGGAGCAATATCTCAAAGAGAGTTACAGTGGAATTTACGTTTTGGCACAGCAGCTTACTTTAGAACTGATACTGATGCAGCTAACCCTACTTTACTTGAGATGCAGGTAGCAGCAGGGTATGGTAAAGAAATAGCTGATAGGATATACTCGTTTTATACCGATGAAGGAAGAGGTAATTCACCATGTACTGGATTTGAAGTTGTCGAACAGTACCCAGAAATTTTCTTAGAAAAAGAATTGATGCAAAAAACAATGTCGTGTATAGTAACATATGGCATTAAAGTACTTTTAAAAGATACGGAGACACTATGAGTAGCACTGTTAAAGTTTTAAAAAAGATGGCTGTAGCTAGACAAGCTGCAACAGCTTTTATGACTACAGATTTTTTCACTGTACCGTTCTTATCAGATGGTACCTCTAAAAAATATGATCCAATTGCTGATGAGAGCATTTTTGGTAATCCATTTATGAACTTACCTCTTCAAGGTAATCTTACTCAAGAAGGGTCTATAGATACAAATTTAGATGTATATTCTAGTTTACCTTGGTTGCAAATGATTTTTGATCAAGCGGATACTGAATATACTAATTTTAGATTTGAAACTGAAAGAGATGAAACAACTGGATTGTCTTTGGCTATACTAAATTCTGTGAACTGCTTACAGTACGCTAATATATATCCTAAATCTTTAAAGATATCTGGTGGTGTTAACGATATTATAAAAAGTGCTATAGATGTTACAGCTATGACTACTCAAGTTAGAGCTGCTACCTCTGCTTTTCCAACTTCTTTCAAAGCAACTTATGGTGAAGTACCAAAACAACCTCTCACTTTCCCTAACCTTGGTGGTACTAATGGTTATTTCAGAATTGGCCCTCAATCAGCTGCTTTGGATTCTGGAGATGATTTAAACATTGAATCTTTTGAGATAGAGATAATCACTGGATACAGTGATCAAAGATACAATAGTAGAGGTATCCTTACTCCTCTTTTCGCAGGTGGTGGTAGACCTTCTGTTTCTTTATCATTTAAAATACCACGATACAGTGCTGAAACTTTTCAGAATTATCGCGATGATTGGACAAAACTTCAAATAGAATTGTATTTGTACTCAGATGCAACAAATGCTTTAAAAATACAATTTCCTAATGTAGTTCTGGATGCTAATTTAACAGATGATGATATTACAGGTCAGGATATTACAGTTAGTGTTGGTAGAAATGGTATAAACACTACCTATGTAAATAGTAATATGACTTTCTGGTCGCCTATTAAGATGATATTAACTAACTAACTCATAACGGAGGTAAATAATGGCAAGTGTTAAGGTGTTGCAAAATGCTGCAATGGAGTTAGAGGATGGCCTTACAGAAAATATAGCTACAACAGATGGTTGGGGAGGATCTACCTCTGCAGCTACTCTTGGCGCAGGTGATTTATTACCTTATCTTTCGTTTGGTAAGAATTTTACTATAGGATCTACTGAAGATAATACTATTGTATCTAATGGCTTTAAAGCTTTACCTAGACAAATAAGTAAAATGTCTGAATATGAAATATCTCTGCATCCTAGATTTAAGGGTATTGATAAACTTTGGTATGTTATTTTTGGATTTGTAAACACTATTGTACCTACTATAGCTGTAGTTATAACTGACACTACCAGTATAGCTAATTTAGCATCTAATGGAGGTACCGGTTTTTTATACACAGATGTAGCAGCAAGTAGTGGTAACTCATTTGAGTATTTAAGAAAAGAAATTAATGGTATAAACACTTATTACATTTTTGGTTTAACGGATTCTATTTTGATACCTGTAGGTGGTGCTACTGGAGGTACATTATATAATATATCTGATGATAACATAACTTATGATTCATGTAGTGCTGATGTTATGTATGAGTCTACTTATGAATTGGATGCATTAACTAGAGAAATAGCGGATTATACTACTGCTGAAAAGACATTACATACGTCTTTATACTCTATAGGGGATAAGAAAAATAGATCTGCTACTTTTGGTATAGCTTTAGGCACTGTTGATCATAGGTACAAAAATTCTATGTGTCAAGGGTTTACCTTCACTAGTCAAGCAGCAGGATTATCTACTTTGTCTGTTAAATTAGTTGGACGTGGCGAAGAAAGGGGTGATTATTCCTCTTCAGCATGGACTCCTAGTTCTGATGTGGTAGATAATGAATTTATACCTGCCCATCACCAGATTGGTATACAGTTTGGCACAACTGATGCTAGTTATGTATCTTTAGCAGCTACTGATGTGTCAATAGAATGTAGTATACCTCTTCAAAAAGTGCAAGATACTGTTAGCGGTTTATACTTAACTGAACCATGTTTTGAAGGTAAGTATGAGGTATCGGCTACTATTACATTGTCAAGATACTCTTCAGAAACTTTTCAAGCATTGCGGGATTCCTTCAGTGAGGTAACTGCTCGTATTTTTGCAGAGTACTTAGCTGATGATGGTAATTCTTATATGTTGGAATTTATTATAGCTGATGCTATAATTACAGATGGAGGTCCTGATGACAGTGATGTAGCAAAAGAGGTGTTAATACTTAAAACTGGATTCAGTACTTCTTACACTAAAGTTGCAAATATATTAGAAGGTGTAGATACAATACAAGGTGGACCTATGGTAATGAGAACTCGTAATTTGAACTCGGTTAACCCGATGTTTATTAGATAATTTACATTTAATCTTGGAGGAACAAGATGGCTTTTATAGTAAAGAAAAATCGTGAGATAGAAATAATGTATAAAGAAAATGATGACCAGTTTTCATTGTTTTTTGAGTTTCCATTATTTGTTGATCAAATTGGCGAACTTATCAAAATGAAAGAGAAGGTAGAAAGTAAGACAGCAAAGGAATTAGAAGAGGATGAGGAATCAAGTGCTATGTTACTTAAAGTATGCTCTTGCTTGTCACGTGTTGAAGGTATAGTAGATGAAGATGGTAATTTATTTAGTGTTGATTCAGAGGTAGATAGAAAACTTATTTTCAGTTTTGTACTAGGGAAAGAAGGTTTACTACAAAAAATCCTAGTTGCGTATATGGGAGTTGATACAAAAAACTAATAGTCTGGTGTGATGCCACTATTGACTGGAAATGGCATCCATCAAAATGCCTATCCTGCCAGACTTACAAAGCAAGGAGCTCAGATGGGAGCTCCTGTATTTGTCCATATACAGATAACCATGAGGTGGATTTATGTTACTTGGTTAGGTATACTGAGTTACCTAAGTTATGGGAAATATTTACTTTAATCATAGCTTGTTCACCTCTTGACGCAAATGGCTATTTTACAATTTCTGCAGCGGGTATGATAATAGAAGATATGCAAATAGATTATGCTAACCCAGTTACTTTTTGGAGTACTATGTCTTATTTTCTTTCTAGAAAAAATCATGTGGTATATGTGGAACGCAAAAGAGAGGTAGACAGAGTCAACCTGAAAGGCTAACAGTATGTCAGATATAGTAATAAGAACTACCATTGATGACAAAGGTAGAGAACGTATAGAGCAAATAGGTAAAGCATCACGTAAGACAGGTAAGAAAGTTAAAGGTCTTGGTGATACCTTAAAGAAAGCTTTTGCTGTTGTTGGTGTGTATAAAGGATTGCATTTCTTAATAAATAATTTACGGAATGCAGTAACGCAAGTAGTTAAATTCGAACATGCTATAACTCGTGTAAAGGCTATAGGTCAGCTTAAAGGAGATATCTCTGGTTTAAATAAAGAGTTGCGTAACATGGCTGCGCGTACAGAGTTTACTGCAACAACTGTTGCAGAGGCTATGCTTTTAATTACCAAGGGTGGAGCTAGAGGTAAGAAAGCTATAAGTTTGTTAGATAAGTCTATGGATTTAGCTACAGCTTCAGGTAATAGCTTAGGGGAAACAGCTGATGCTGTATTGACAGTAATGAATCAATTTGGTGTTAAACCGCTTAGAGCTGTAAATGTAACAGCAAAAGCTTTAGTGAACACTAAATTAACTTTAGATACGTTCATGGGATCTTTAAAACATACTGGACCTGTTGCTTCTCAACTTGGCGAGGAGTTGGAAGAAGTAGCTGCTATATTAGGTATTCTAGCGGATAGTGGTATAGAAGGAAGTCTTGCAGGTACAAATCTTAAGAACATGTTAACTCAGTTACTCAAGCCTACCTCCGCAACTTCTGCAGCTTTGAAAGATATGGATTTAACTGGCATGAGCTTAGTTGATGTATTGAAAGCTCTCAAAGATAAAGGGTTTAAAGTAAAAGATAATCTGGAGCAGTTCAATAAACGTGCAGTTATAGGTGCAACTGTTGTATCAAATATGTCTAGTAAAGTAAAAGCTCTTTCAAAAGAATTAAGAGATAGTACAGTAAATGCTAAATCTATGGCAGATGAAATGCGTGATTCACTTGAAAATAGATGGAAGATAATGATATCTGTTTTGAATGAAGTAAGTCTCAGCATAGCTGATGCTTTTGGTAATCGCCCTAAAGATTTTATAACTTCATTAACTGATTCCTTTAGGGATCTTGACACCTGGGTAGATAACAATCAAGATGGTATAAGAACAACTGGTTTACTAATAGAAATTTTAGCTGATTCTGCTTTATTAGCGTCTAAAATGGTTGGTAAAATGGTAACTAGTTTAGCTAGTCTTTTCAATATGAATATAGAGATGAAGGGTGTATCTGCTTCAAAATATTACACTGAGCAAAATGTTAAAGACATAGAGAATATAGTTAAACTTAGAAAAGAATTGGGTAAAGCTAGAGCTGAATGGGCGGATGAAAGCAGAGGTAAGTTTTTTGCTGCTCCAATGGAAGGTATGAAAAAAGCTGGGCACGCTTTAGCCGAAGCCACAAAGCAGTATAAAAAAACGTATAAGGAAACAGCTTCAAGCTTTATTTTTACCGGTAAAGGTAGAGAAGCAGATGCCAAAGCTACTAGCAATACTTTATCCACAGTAAAATATGGAGTAAAATCTAGAGCAGGTAGTGAAAGTGATGGAGGTACTGGTGCTGGTACTGGTACTGGTACAGATTCTGAAACTCTCGCTAAAGCTTTAGCTCTATCAATCCAACAAGAAAAAGCTGCAAAAGCTGCAAAAGCTGCAGCAGAAGCAGCAGCAGTAGCATCAAAAGCAGCAGCAGCAGCAGCAAAAGCAGCAGCAGCAGCAAAAGTATTGAAGGTAAAACAATTTGATGCTGCTATGGTTCGTGCTGAGAAAAAAGAGATAAACGACTTAGAGCAGACAAGTATAACGCTCAAGGAACGTTTACTTACATTAGATAACGAACTTCTAGCAAATACTAAAGCGTTAAAGGATGCTTACGCTGAGCAGACCCAATACAAAATAGATATGATGTCTGGTATAATGGAGGCTGCTCAGGGAGCTAATGATATTGCTTCTGCAATATCTGATGCTGCTTTTGGTAAAAAGATATCTCAGTATCAACAAGAGATGGCAATGATTGATGCTAAGTATCAGAGAGAGATAAGTAAAGATGGTATTTCTAAACGTAGAAAAATAAAACTTGAAAAAAAGTATACAGCTCAAAAGCTAGTGCAAGAGAAAAAGATTGAAGAAGCTAAGAAAAAGCAAGCTAAACTTGATGCTGCTATGGCTATAGCTACGGCGACAATGAGTGCTGTTTTAGCTGTTGTAAATACTGTTGCACAAACAACAGGTGGACCTGCAACAAGGATAATAGCCGGTATAGCTATTGGAGCTATAGCTGCTGCATATACTGCTCAGGTAATTAGTGCAGCTTCAGCTTTATCCTCATTACGTGAAGGTAGTAATGGACCTATCCAAGGTAATGGGAATGCAACATCTGATAGCAATCTATACAATCTATCTGCGGGAGAACATGTGTTGAGTCGGTATCAAGTTCAAAAACTCGGTGGTGATGAAGCTATAGCTCAAGCGTTAGATAGAGGTAAACCTATGAAGGGTGGAGGTAGCAGTATAGTATTTCAAAATGTAATAGGGACTGAGGAGTTTGTAAGGGATAATGTAATGCCTGTTATACACGAGGAGTTAAATAGATGAGTACAGTTACTTTTACAATAACAGATAATATTACTACCAGTCTTACTATAACAGGTAGTATAGTATATGGTACACAGTTCTGGAAGAAAAGATTGAATCAATTCAAACTAGATATTTCAGATGGTACAGAAAAAGTTTATGATTCTGGGCCTACGAAAATATATGGGGAATTGGTGATGAAGAATTTAGCTTCATACGATGGTGAGGATTTTAGGGAGTGGTTAGAGGATTACGTTAAATTCCAAAAGAATCGCTTCACTATATCTGCTGTAACAGGTGTTGACTTGGGTAACGGTACTAACACTGCCTTACTCAATGTCCGTTACGCAGGAGGTACGGATTCAGAGGGTATGGTAACTCTTGTCCCTCCGCAGAAGTATGATTTATTTTTCCCTTACATGTTATTAGTTTCTTAGGAGGAGAGTATGGTTACGACAATAAGGATTTTCCCTAATTCATCTGACGACTGGAGTACTACCTCTCCATTCTCTGGATACACAAATAATGTCAATGGGTTTTTTGTCAGCAATGTTCCAAGCCAAACAATTACTGGATACACAGAGATACCTTCATCATTACTTGATATAGGTAAGATGAATCAAAAAGTAGATATCTTAAAAAAGCTTCAGTTGATTCAAGAGACTACTAAAATACAAGGTGTAGGCGGTTTAGCAAAACAAGCTGATGTTTCTTTCACATTAGAGAATACTGCTAGGACTGTAGATCCTATTGCCCTAATAGGTAGACAAGTCAAATTTGTTGTTAATGGATCTACTGCTTTTACAGGTAAGATATACAAAGTCAAGCCTTCATTAAATAAAGTTGTTTTTAGTTGTCGTAGCCGTAATATATTGGATACTATGCTAGGTACGTTAGCTAATAGCCCGTATGAGAATTATGCTGATAATATCATACCTATCTTATACGGTGATTTCACTTATGACCAATCTTTTATGCCTGTTGTGTTATCTGGATTTAGTCAGTTAGATGTTTCTACTGTTGGGATAGAAGACATAACCGATTTATTTTCTTGGGATGAGGAATCTAAAGTAAAGTATAAGGTGACAGATGATGTGTCTAATTTAGTTATAAGTGCCGATAACAAGAGAATTATACTTGGTAAAGAGCCATTGAAATTAGATTTAGCTATAACAGATTCTGGTGATAGGTATATCGAAATATATGTAGAGCAGATAGCCACTACTAATATCGTTTTTAAAGTTGATCCTGCTACTGCATTTACTACATCAACTATATACAAAGATGATGATGACAATTTATTATTGTTCAAAGAATTGAATGGCTCAGTATACACTTTTTGGTGCATTATAGATCCAGATAGTGCTACTATTCAATATGTATCTGGCACGGATAATGGTACTTTAACTATAGATACAAGTTCTGCTGCTAGTTATAGTATTGATATAAATGATAAGAAACCTCATTACATTCAAATAGATGATGAGATAATGCATGTGTTTCAAGTAGAGTATACTATATTTACGACAGGTAAGTTTGCTACGTGGAAAGTTTATAGAGGTATGAAAGATACTGACATAGCTGCTCATGCTGATGAATCTAGTGTAATATTTCTTGATGTGGAGAATGAAGCTCAGGATATATATTGTCAAGCTCTTATACCTTGTCTAGGTTTCACTGGGTATGGTAATGATAACGGCGATGAGGTAGGTGAGTTAGATTTAAGTGATTATAGTAAGATTGAAGATTGGAAATACCCTGCCGTTAATTCCAATAATGCTGTTAGTCTGCAGTGGGATAGTAGCGATTATGATCTTCAAACATATGATGGTGTAGAATCAAAGAAATCTGTATTTAGTTTTCCATTGGTTGTTCCAAAAATATCTGTTACAGGTAGTATAAAAAACATGCGTCTAGTTGGTAGATTTCAACTAGATTCAATGTGTGGTGATACAGTATTAACTCAAGTATGGTTTAGATCGGCTTACAATGATATATATGTCAGTACTTTTGGCGAACAGTATGCAGGACTCATAGGCTTCAATACAGGAGCGGGTAAATTAAATGGTATAACTGGTGATGATAATATACCTCCAAAGAAATTTATTAGTGATCTTACTGAGTCTTATCATTATGATACCTCATATTTATTATCAATAACTGAATTTAACGGGGCAACTAATTCAGTAACATTTGAAAATAATTCTGCTTCATCTCCTCAGGATGGATTGAGTGATTATAGTCTTTTAGGTTTTGCTGAATATGATATGGTTGCTGGGGCTTCTGGTATAGCATTTGGAGGTTACGACTACTCTTTGTTCACAGTCGATACTGATACTGGAGAGATAATACCTAATTGGTTTTTAAACACTGATGAGTTTAATGATGCCACTATAGAATTAGTTTGGGCGTGCCAAACTGTCAAGAATGATTGGGCTATAATAGATTTTGAATTTTCTGATATATTTATCATAATGGATTTTATGGTTAATCTCAATAAGACTCGTATCTGGGCTCAAGGCAAAGGAACAATCTACGATGGTACATATTATAGTAGCAATTATTCTGATGGTACATTAATAGATGATCCTGCGTCACAAATAGAATCATTTTTGAGGGATCAGGCAGGTATAACTAATATAGATCAAAGTTCTTTTCAGAACGCTACAACTAAAAGAGATGGTTATAAATCATCTTTCGCTCAATATGAGAGTACTGTTAGGCTAGATACTATATTAAAAAAATACTGTGACGATCATGGTTTAATTATTGGAGAGAATCAGTTTGGCAATATTACTATGCACGCCATAGAGAATGTAGATGTGTCAACAAACATAGCAAACTCACAAATATTAATGTCTGGTAATGTAACTAAATGGAGTGAAGCTTATACCGATTCCAGTAGGTTAATTACTTCTTTAGATGTGAGATATGCTAAAAGACATACTGATAGTACCTTTACCTCTGTTTACAATGCTGATAGTTTGTTGAGTAGTAATTTATCTGGAGCTGAAGATATATTAGACGATGATAGAGCAGCTACGTTTGATTTAACTACTGTTTTCGATCTTGATACAGTTAAAGATATATCCAGACTCGTAGCTAGGCTTTATACCTCTATACTCCGTATAGTTACTGTGTACTGTACATTAGGAGTTTCCAGTACAGAGGTAGGTAAGTATTTTCATTTTTCTTCGGATACTTACATAAAGGGTACAACTGATAAGAAGTATTTATGTATAGAAAGAGAATTTCAAGCGGGTATAAATGATAAGAAACCTTATATCAAATTAGTAGGTATAGAATTTGATGCTACACCTCCAATTGTGGTATTAGAGAATACAGTTAACATAGGTGCTTGGCAATCAAGTACTCAATACGATATTGGACCAAATCAAACCGAGGAGTAGACTATGTCTATAACAAATAATGAAGTTGAAGTTTTCAGTGACAGTAGAATCAGACCTCTTGCAGATCAACTATCAAAAACTTATAATATGTGTAGTTTAGTATTAAACCAGTATTATGCTAGAGGTATAAATACATTGTGCCCAAACGATGCTGCTGAAGTATTGAAAGATACTGCTTATGGCACTGATGGTACTGATGGTGATGGTAGACCAGTAGTAAATGGTGCTGATTTAATAGGTGTTGTCGTTAGAGCATCAGAATTTGTTACCTCATATGAGAAAAACAGTAAGGCTAAATTAAATACTATTTTATCTGTGGCTGTACACCCAAACAAGTAGGTAATAAATGGCTGTTTACTATGTGAGAGCTGATGGTGGAGGTAGTGACAGTAATGTAGGTACATCGTTTGGTGCTGCTTGGGCTACACCTGAGTACGCTAATACTACCGCTACTAACTATGATACAATATACTTATGTTCTAACTCAAGTAATAAATTTACTATAGCTACAGAGCTAACAAATGGCGCTATATTCTGGAGAGGCGCTGATCTAGTAGATGGTTCCCCTTATAATGGTGCAGGTAAAGCATACATGAAGGCTACTAGCACCAGAATGTTTAACGATAGTGTTTTTTATGGTATACATGATATTGATTTTGAAGGTAGTTCAACGACTACAAGATTCTGTGGGTCTGGGACTATTTCCAATGGCACTTTTACTGGTTGTAATTTCCATGACTTTGAACGTGCTCTAAACTTAGGGAACGCTGTTAATGTGATTTGTTATCGTTGTAACTTTTATGGCAATAGCGATTATGGTATGCTATTCTATGGTGAGACTAATGCTTCAATGGTTTTTGAGCAGTGTGCTTTTTATAACAATGCAAATAATGTGTACATAGCTACTGACTCTGCTAATTGGTCTAGGCGTAAGTTTACATTTAGGAATTGCAGGATCTTCAATCCTACCTCTAATTGGAATATCTATATGGATTATGGCAGATTGGCTCTAATAGGTAATGTTATCTATGGAGCTCCAAGCGATAATATTACATTCAAGGGTGATGCAATTATTGATATCGCTATAAACAATATCATATCTGGTGCAGGTGCTTATGGTATAGATAGATCAGAAACTAGTACATGGGAGTATGTATACATGGACTACAACTGCTTCTATGGTAATACTTCAGGTAATGTAAATAGTGGCTTTAATGGTGGTGTCTTACCTGGCAATAATAATATATTGACCGATCCTAAATTCACTTCTGTAGTTAGCGGTTCAGAAGATTTTTCACTTCAAGCTACTAGTCCTTGTTTAGATATTGGTTACGGATATAGAGGAGGTAAATAATGGCTGCATGGTATGTAAGATCAACTGGAGGTAGTAATAGCAATAACGGTACGACTTTTGCGCTTGGTGTAGCTACACTGGAGTATGCTAGAGGTATACTAACCAATGGTGATACTCTGTATGTATGTTCCGATGAAAGTAATCCATTTAATAGTGAAACCAACAGGTTTTCTATAGCTCATGGTGAATATTTAATTGGGTGTGACCTAGTGGATGGATCACCATATAATGGTGCAGGCAGAGCATATATAGTAGCCACTAGTGCCATAGCTACAACTTATATGATGGCCTTTAGTGTTGAAGCAGGTTTTACTGATATTGATTTTGATGGTAGTAACGAATTATTGACACTTAATCTTGACACAGTATCAGCGTTTGGAAGAACACGTTTTGTTAATTGTAACATACATGGTTTTACTGATGGAATAAAGATGTTAGTAGGCGTATCCGGTTTGGTGTTTGTTGGGTGTAATTTTTATAGTAATACCGCTGAAGGTATGTATATACAAAACACTGGTGAAGTTAATATGACTTTCATTAACTGTTCTTTTTATAGCAATACTGCTGATGCAATTAAAGTTGTAGCTGATGACGCTTTAGATGCTAATTATGTAGTTTTTGATCAATGTAGATTGTTTGACAATGATGGTTATGCTTTAACTACCTCTAACTGCGCTGTGTCTGTACAGAATTGTGTTTTCTATAGCAATGGTAATGGTATATACTGTACAGGTGATAAAGTCAATAGAACAATAAATATCAATCATAATGTCTTTATGGATCAAGCAGGGTACGCTTTACTCGGACCTACTGGTCAGCCTTTGGTAATGGGTTATGTAGACTACAATTGCTTCTATGGCAATACAAGTGGTAACGTAGATTCTAATTTTAATAACGGTACATTACCTGGTGTATACAATGTACTAGATGATCCTGTATTTGCATCAGTAGAATCAGAAGAAGAAGATTTCAGATATGGATCATTAAGTCCTTGTATTGATGCCGGTATCGGTTTTACTGGAGGTAAGTAATGTATACAATAACTTATGAATACGATGAAAGTGGTAGAGGGTTATTAAAACTTTACCATAAAGATATTTTAATACAGGTATGCAAAGCAGCAACAGGATGGCCGTACAGTGGTTCTCTTGCTAGACCAGTTAGAATAGGTAGTTGGTTCTTATTTGAAGAATCTGAGACTACTGGTGATGATTGGTCTATAAGGCTATACAGTGATGATTGTGGGAAAGTATGTTTATCTACATATATTTTAATTAAAACTGATCCAAAGATATGTAAAGAATGTATTATTTTAGACGGGAAAAATACTTGTTTCAGGAATAAAGTTAGCATGGTGCTAGATAAACAAATTTACATTCCAATAGAGGTAAGCCATTACATAGCTGCCTCGTAACTAAGGAGATATTATGTCTGGAGTATTAAAGAGTGATGGTGTGAATACAGTTCGTAACCCATACAAATATTCAATCAACGCAGGGCTTCTTGGGTCGTTAACTGATCAAGGGTCATTGCATTCTTTTCAAAATGCATCTGGTGTGGCTATAAGTGGTACCTTGTACGCATATTTTGAAACTGGAGATGATCCAGTGGCTGTCATACCTTTAGTATCTACAACAGGTTATTTAGTGATGTCCTTAAATGAGGATCAAGACGGTACAATGGAGGTAGAAGATGGTGTAGCTGTATCGCTTGTAAATTTAAATAGGAATTATGCGGATGACAGCAATATTATGTCTTCATCTATTGCGAAACCAACGGTTACCGGTAGTGGTACATCAACGGGCATAACGTGGACTTACAACACAGCCGACAGTAGCATACAGTCAGTTACTGCGAGTGCTAAAGTTATATTAAAACCAAATACCAAGTATTTGTTTGTAGCACCTGGAGGCGATGCTGAAATTTATGTATCCCTTAAATTCTTAATGTGGAAGGTATAAGTAAGTAGGGAGCCTTAGAGCTCCCTT